TTGAAGACTTTGGTTGAAGAAGATAAACTTACATTTTGCGATTATAATATCATCAGTGAACTTACTACATTCATACAGAAGAAACAATCATTCGAGGCAGAAGAGGGGTGTAATGATGACCTTGCTATGTGTTTGGTTATCTTCTCTTGGTTGGTAGCACAGGATTATTTCAAGGAGATGACTGATCAGGATGTAAGAAAAAGAATTTATGATGAACAGAAAAATGCTATAGAACAGGACATGGCTCCATTTGGATTTGTCTGTGATGGGTTTGATGAAGAGACTGAAATAGTTGAGGAGGATGGTACTGTTTGGAAGGCTGACGAATACGGAGATCGTTCATATATGTGGGATTATACATTATGAAACCAAGATGCTTAGAAGATAAGTTTCTTGGATGGAGTGCTACAGGAGAATTGTTACCTTGCTGTTGGTACGATAATCCAAACAAGGAATATATAAAAGAGTTATTACAGGAAAAGTTTAGACTATCGTATGACAATACGGTTGAAGATGTTTTGAACTCTAAGGAGTGGAAGGATTTCTTCGATAGAGTAAAGAACGATCCTGAGTCTCTTCCCCCAATTTGTCATAGGTATTGTGGATAAATTTTATGGAATTAATTTAGATATAACTTATCTTTGTTCTTTAAAATGTCCTGGTTGTGCTAGGCAAAGATATACAGATGGTAAGAATGGTTTTCAAGATTTAGTCACTGGTGGTCCTGTGCCTGGTAGACATATGACCTATGAGGAGATGGATGTTATTAGTGATTATTTTCAAGGAATAACTTTTTGCGGTACACATTCTGACCCACAGTTTCATCCGCAGTTTCATGAGTTCTTACAATTATGTGTTGATAAGAAAAGAACTATACAAGTTCATGTTGCTGCTACATCACAAAAAAGTTCTTGGTGGACAAAAGCATTTCAAATATCAAAGGGTGGAAACGTTGAATGGGTGTTTGGTATAGATGGCAAACCAGAAGATAGTCATAAGTATAGAAAAAATCAAAATGGTAAGTTTTTATATAACATGATGATACGTGCTGCTGCTATGGGATTAAAAACTACATGGCATTATATCGTATTCAATTATAATGAGAATGATGTAGAGGAATGTCAAAGAGATGCAGAAAATAGAAATATAACCTTTGTAAAAATAGTATCTTGTAGGTGGTGGACTGAAGATTTGATTACATTGAAACCTTCAAAAGAGTATGTTGAGGAGTCTGAGTTAGGTATGAAAAGGTCAGTTGGTGTAGTAAAAGATAAGTCAAGGTTGATATAGCAGTCAAAAAACCTAAATAATTTCAGTCAAAAGTTCGGGTACTGCAGGGAGTTAGAATGGCACTTCGATTAGCATCTCCAGGTATTTCAGTAAGAGAGGTTGACCTCACTAGGGGTGGCGTAGACTTTACACTCAACGTCGTTGGTGGTATTGCTGCTCCTTTCCGTAAAGGGCCTGTCAATGAAATAACCAGAATTAATAATGAGAAACAGTTAGTTGATACATTTGGGGAACCAGGTGTAGGTACAACTGACTTCCATTACGAAGCATGGTATGGAGCATCTAATTACTTATCTTATGGTGGTAAGTTAGATGTTGTACGTGTTGGTGGTGGAGATCTAAACACAGCAAACGCTGCAGTAGGTCAAGCAAACTTAAACAATCTTCGAGTAGATAGTTACGAAGATTATGTAAACAATCAGGCAGATGATACCACTTGGTACTTCTCTGCTAAAAACCCAGGTTACTGGGCAGAGAACGTAAAGGTTGCAGTTATTGATAACGCTGCTGACCAAATAATTACAGGTGTTACCACAACTAACTGGGCAGTTGGTTACGGTGTTACACAAGCTCTAACGGGTGTTACAGTCGGTGTTGGTACAACAGCAGCCGCAACTGGAATGCTAAAAGGTATTATTTCTAACATCGGTGCTGGAACGATAGATGTTCGAGTAGTAAGTAAAGTTGTTGGGGGTGTAGAAACTCTCGTAAGTTATCAAGAAGGTTCTCAGTTAGAGTTCAAGACTGGAACTGGTAATTTAGTTGGTATAAACTCATCAAGTACGGATAACGTAGGAAATAGATTTACCCCTGCTGCTGGTACTGTAAGTGATTGGTACACAGCACAGAATATTCTAACAAGTGTTGCAGACGGTGGTTCTGATATCGTTACGCTTCCTTGGAAGGCAGTATTGAATAAGCCACAAACAAATGATTATGTCACTAAGAGAGATGGAGCAAACGATGCTCTTCACATTGTGCTTGTTGATGCAGGTGGCGGTGTTACAGGAGACGTAGGATCTGTTCTAGAAAAGCATTCTAACTTATCTAAAGGAAAGGATGTAACTCAGTCTGGTGGTAGAGCAATTTACTATAAAGACTTTATAGCAGATAATTCAGACTTTATCTTTGCAGGTGCTCCACCTACAAATGGAACTGATACTCATTGGGGTACAGAACCATTACCATCTGGATTCAGTAGCGGTTACGTTGCTGTAACAGATAATGCTGGAGCATGGGGTCAAGAAGCAAAAGACCTCAAGTTCTCATCTATCGGTAACCAAGTCTACACTCTAACAGGTGGTAAAGATTACACAGGTGTTGGACTATTTGATGCACCACTCGGTGATATTCTGAATGGTTACGATAAGTTTGCTGATCCTGTAGACAGTGACATTAGATTCTTACTTCAAGGATCTGCTCACAAGACAAAAGAAGAAGAGCAAGCAAAAGCAAATAAGATGATCCAGATTGCTGAAGGCAGGAAGGATACAGTTGCTGTTATTTCTCCTTACAGAAATGCAACAGTCAACGTTGCTAGTGCTACAGACCAGTTAGACAATGTTCTATCATTCTTCGCACCAATAACTTCATCATCATACGCAGTATTCGATTCTGGTTATCAGTACGTATACGATAGATTTAATAAGAAATTTATCTACATGCCTATGTCCAGTGACATTGCTGGATTGATGGTTAGAACTGATAGAGATCAGTTCCCTTGGTTCTCACCTGCTGGTACAGCAAGAGGTGGTCTAAACTTCACAGTAAAATTAGCATTCAATCCTGGTCAGGATTCTAGAGATAGACTTTACTCTCAAAGAGTAAACCCAGTTATCTCTCAAGCTGGTCAAGGTGTGATTCTATTCGGTGATAAGACAGGACTTTCATACGAGTCTGCATTTGATAGAATCAACGTAAGAAGACTATTCATCACAATCGAAAAGGCAATCGAACACGCTGCTAAAGCAGCATTGTTTGAACTCAACGATGTGACTACAAGGTCAAACTTCATCAACGTTGTTGAACCATTCTTACGTGATGTTCAGGCAAAAAGAGGAATTCAAGACTTCCTACTTATTTGTGATGAAACAAATAACACACCTGACGCTATTGATCGTAATGAATTCCTTGCTGACATTTATGTCAAACCTGCACGTTCGATCAACTTCATCGGACTAACATTCGTAGCTACACGCACTGGAGTATCCTTCAGTGAAGTTGTAGGAACTGTGTAATAGGAGACCCCCACAATTATGGCATTAGACAAGAACATTTTTTCAGTCGAGAATAATGAAAGAACAATCGATTCTTTCAAGAATAGATTGCAACAGGGTGGTGCTCGACCCAACCTGTTTGAGGTATCCTTAGCATTTCCCGAAGAAGTGGAAGTAAAGGAGGATGTAAAAAAAGATGATTTTAGAATGTTGATCAAGGGTGCTCAGTTACCTGCATCAAACGTTGCTGAAGTTGTTGTTCCTTTCAGAGGTAGACAACTCAAAGTTGCTGGAGATAGAAGGTTTGATCCTTGGACAATTACTGTAATCAACGACGGTGACTTCTTGATAAGAGAAGCAATGGAACGTTGGGCTAACTACATCATCAAAGTAACAGACGGATCTGGTACTATCGAACCTCGTAAGTACATGGCTGATCTTACAGTCAGTCAATTAGGAAGATCTCCAATCATTTCACAGAATGCATCTGGAGTAGAAAACGCTTCTAAGTTGACAGTGCTGAGAAGTTATGTGATGAAGGGTTGTTGGCCATCTAATGTAAGTGCATTAGACTTATCTTACGACACACAAGATACCATTGAAGAGTTTCAGGTTACATTCCAAGTACAATACTGGGAAGCATATGATGCTGGTGGAAACAATTCCATCGTTTAGTGGTATAATAAATAGGTCAATAAAGGCAAACTAATATTATGGCAAAGCTCTTTGGATTCTCTATAGAAGATGAGTCCAAGAAATCTAAAGGCATAGTCAGTCCTGTTCCTCCTAATAATGAGGATGGGGCTGACTATTATCTGTCTACAGGTTTTTATGGACAGTATGTTGACATTGAAGGTGTTTTTCGTACAGAGTTTGATATTGTAAAAAGATATCGTGACATGGCATTACACCCTGAGTGTGATACTGCTATCGAACACGTTGTCAATGAGGCTATAGTATCTGATCAAAATGATTCTCCAGTTGAGATAAATTTAGATAATCTAAGTGTTAGTGATAATCTAAGAAAAGTAATAAGAGACGAGTTCAAAGGTGTAAAAGATTTACTTGATTTTGATAGTAAGTCTCATGAGATATTTCGTAACTGGTATGTAGATGGTAGATTACATTACCATAAAGTTATTGATTCAAAGAAACCTGATGAAGGTATTCAGGAACTAAGATTTATTGATGCTCTCAAGATAAAATTGATGAGGGTTCAACCCAAGAGTGAGAAGGGTGCTAGGGGTGCTGAAGGCGTTCCCGTTATGCCATACTCAGGGGAAACAACAGTAAACAAAGATGCTAAGGTAGTAGAATTTTATACCTATTATCCACAAGGTATGGCACAGAGATATGGTTCTGTTGCTGGTAAGGGTGTAAGAATTGCTAAGGATTCTATATGTCATATCCATTCTGGACTAGTAGATAGAAATAAAAAACTAACATTATCATACTTACATAAAGCAATCAAAGGTCTCAACCAGTTGAGAATGATTGAGGACTCTCTTGTTATCTACAGATTATCAAGAGCACCTGAAAGAAGAATATTCTATATTGACGTTGGTAATTTACCTAAGGTAAAAGCAGAGCAATACCTTCGTGATGTAATGTCTCGCTATAGAAACAAGTTAGTATATGATGCTAACACTGGTGAGATTAAGGATGACAAGAAGTTCATGTCTATGCTTGAAGACTTCTGGTTACCACGTAGAGAGGGTGGTAGAGGAACAGAGATTTCTACATTACCTGGTGGACAGAACTTAGGTGAATTAGCAGACATTGAATATTTCCAGAAGAAACTGTATCGTTCATTGAACGTTCCTGAGTCTCGTATTGGAGATACTGGTGGTTTCAATCTAGGTAGATCATCTGAGATTTTACGTGACGAACTTATGTTTAGTAAGTTTGTTGGTAGGTTGAGAAAGAGATTTAGTGGTCTCTTCTTAGATCTATTGAAGACACAATTGGTTCTAAAGAATATCGTTACTCCAGAAGATTGGAGTAAGATGAGAGAACATATACAGTTTGACTATGTGTATGACAATCATTTTGCAGAACTAAAAGATCATGAGTTGATGACTGAACGTCTAAACATCATGGTTGCTATTGAACCATATATCGGTACATACTATTCTAGAGATTATGTCAAGCGTAAAGTCTTACGTCAGACTGATGACGAGATAGAAGAGATGAATCAAGAGATGGAAGAAGAGAATGCACAAGGTGTAGGTCTTCCATTGGAGCAACAGAATATGATGTTGCAAGCAGGTATAGAAGCAGAGATGCCACAGACTAATGGCAACGGTAACGGTGGTGGTGCTAAAACCAACTTAGGTAAAACTCCTAAGGAACCTGAAGCACCTGGTAATGGAGCAAAGTCACCTGAAATAAACATCAAGAAAGCCAAGATATAAATAAATACAAGCGTTTTTACTGATTATGGATTCAACTGAACTAGTCGATATGATTATAGCGGATGCTCCTGCATCGGAGATCCAAGATGCTATAAAGTCTTTAGCATATGCTAAGTCTGCCGACATGGTTGATAAAATTACTCCTGATGTTGCTGCTGGTATTTTTGGTGATAAACCAGAAGAACCTGAAGCTGAGGTGGAGCAACCTGAAGCAAACGCTGAAGTTGAACAAGAACCTACAACGGAAACGGAAGAATGAGTGCATCACAACCA